TCCTGCGGTTGGGGCGCGGGAAGGTGGCGGCGCGGCGGGCGGCGGCGGCGCGGGCGGGGCTGGGGCGTTTGGCGAGGAGGCTGGCGGCGTTGATGGAGGCGCCGCAATGGGGGCAGAGGTCGGGCGCGTTAGGGGTGCGGGGTGTTTTGGTTTTCATGCGTCTGCTTTCCTTCGGTTGGTGCGTAAATGGTGATGTCTTTGGTGGCGCGGAGGATCGTCTTTAGTTCGCGGAGGATCATGACGACGAGCCCGGGCGGGTGTTTGGCGAGAAGATCCCGGACGGTGTCGCGGGCGATTTGTTTTGCTTGTTGTGCGCTCATGGTTTGGCGGCCGCGGCCGGCGCCGGGATTATCCGGCGCCGGGGTGCGGCGGTCAATGGGGGACGGTCTCGAAGTCGGCGAGCATGGTGACAGTTAACCGTGCGTGGCGCTCGAGCTCGGCGGCCCAGCCGGCGCCGTAGCCGTCCAGGTATGTGTCGCCGTGCATGTGGTGCGGCTCGGGGCATTGCAGCCACAAGTCGGGGCTGCCGTCGGCCAAGTCGGCCAGGATCTGCCGGGCGTGGTCGTGGGCTTCGGGGCCCTCGAGGAGCTCGGCGGCGGTGCGGGCGCCGGCGGCGCGGCCGTCACGCTCGCCAAGGTCGAGTTCGGCGCGGATGTCTTCGAGCTCTTGGGTGATGGTGGCGGTCATTGGTGGGCGCCTCCGCTGGCTTTGGTGATTTGCCATTGTTTAAGCGCGTGAAGCGCACGCGTTTTTGTCGTGCCGGGATAGACATAGCGGCAAACCGGTTCAGCGTTCACAAATGCTTCGCCTTTGGGGCCAAGTGTGACCACGTGCCGCTTGCCCTGGATGTCGAACACGTGAGATGAGCCGAGATATTTTGGCTTCATTCAAAGTCCCCTCCGGTGGCTTTGGTGATGGCTTCGCCGATGACTGCCAGGGCGCCGGATAGGTTGCCGTCGTTCTCGGGGATCTCCTCGAGGGCGCGGCGAATGTGCGCCCGGGCGATAGTGAGGGCGAGCAGCATGCAGGGCGCCGCGGCGATCAGCCGGGCGTTTGCCTGGTCTTCGGCTTCATCCCAGCCGCGCACAATGGTGCAAACGGGATAAAGGGTGGTGCCGCCGGATTCCAGGCGCATGCGGCCGGATTCGGCGAAAATGGCGCCTTCGCCGTTGCCGGCGCCGACGTGCCAAGGGGTTGCGGTGTGTTGTTTGGTCATGTGGTTGTGTGCCCGTTTGGTCGGTTGGCTCTTCCGATTGTGTTGTTGTGTTGGTTGGCCGTCTGGCCGTCCGTGCCGGCGCCGCTCGAGGCGGCGCCGGTGTCGGGCGGTCAAAGCAGGCCGTGCTCTTTGAAGCTGAAATATCCGGGCATGTTGTCGCGGGGTTGGCCGACGATCACGTGGTCAAGCAAATGAATTTGCAAGAGGTCGGCGGATTCGCGAATGCGGCGGGTCAGGGCGCGATCTGCCTCGCTGGGTGTGGGGTCGCCGCTGGGGTGATTGTGCAGCAAGACCATCGCGTAGCAGTTGGCGATCACGGCCGGGCGCATGATGTCGCGAGGATGGGCGGTGCATTCGTTCAAGCAACCAATGGCGATCAGAAACAGCTCGGTAATGTTGTGCCGGGTGTCCATGCCAAACGCGACGAGGTGTTCGCGACCGTCGCCATACCAAGGCGCGGTGGTCACGTGTGTGTTCCATGCCGCGGCGATTTTCTCGGGCGTGCCGGCGGCGCGGGCCACGGGTTCGCAAACGCGGGTTGCTACGATTTTGGCCTCGATCATGGGGCGAGGCTCGAACAGGTCGTGCTGTATGTTTGTCATATTTTGATTTGCCCGTTTGTTCCGGTCGGCTCTTCCGGTTTGGTTGCTTGGCGTTTTGCCTCGCTACGTGGTGAATATTAGCGTGCGCTCGCTAACGTGCAAGGAAAATCTAAAAGTTTTTTTAGGGGGTCAAAACCAGCTGCCGGCCCAGGGCCCGCGAATGATATTGGCTTGCTGATACTCGGGGCATAAGATCAGATTCCCGTATTGTCTGCGGCGCGTGCGGTTGGGTTTCCGGGGTGGGTCAGGGGATAATCAATGACTTTGCCCGCGTGGCTTTTTTGGGTCGTGACAGTCAAGCCGCGGGCCACGGCGTCCTGGATGCACTCCCGGGCCATGGCGGCGCGGGTGAGGCTCGAGGCGCCGGCGAGTCGTCGTAGCTCCTCGTCGACCTCGTGGGGGATGGTGGTGCTGATCCAAGTGGAGCCCTTGCCGGGGCCTCGCCCGGCGGCGGGTTTCGTGCGTTTCATGGGGTGAGCTTCGCACGGGTAAAAATTCTTGCAAGATTTTTCTTGCGCGTCTTGCAAGACTTTGCAAGATTGTCCCGCATGCCCACCAAAGTGCTCGCCCTGCACGTGCCGGCGGACATCCTCGAGAAGATTGATGATCTCTCGCGGAGCCAGTGTTTAAGCCGCTCCGCGGCCGTCCGGCTTATCCTCATCAATGAACTCGAGCGGCGTCGGATGCAATCCGACGAAGCGCAACCGGAGGCCGCAGCATGAGCGATTCCGCGGCGCTTTTGTTTTTGCTTTTTTGGTTCCTGGTCGGGTTGGCCGGGGTCTGCCACGAGCTCGAGAAACTCAGCCGGAGGCGCCAGCGATGACGACGGCGGCCGCATTGCTTGGTCGTCGGCCGGGCCGGTCCGCGGATCGGAGCCGGTGCCTGGCTCGGTGGATGGTCTACGGGTTTTGTCCGCTGACCGGGCCGTGGCGTCAGGTGGTGCATGCGGCGTCTGCCGCGGGCGCCCTGGTGAAGTATTGCGCCGAGCATGAAATGAGCCCGGAGGCGTGCCACGTGCGGCCGGTTTGACCGGGCCCCTTTTTATTTTTTTATGGGTATCCAAGAAGCAAACAAAGCCGGGCTGCCGGTGGTGTTCTCAATCGCTGAGCTCGGCGCTCGGCTGGGTCTGAGCCGGCGGACGATTACGGCGGCGCTCTCGTCCGGGGAGCTCGAGCATTATCGGGTCGGGTCTCGGGCTCTGATCCCGGAGCCGGCCGCGGTGGCCTGGCTCGAGGCTCGGCGCATTGGGCGCCGGCCACGGCTGCGCGTGGCATGATGGCAAAGCGCGGCGCCAGTCTGATCCAGGAAGCGGCGGCCGCCCAGGTCGCCGCCCCGGCTCTTTCTTTTTTTTCGGAGATAGAGGAGGCAGAGAAGCGCCTTGCTGAGTCTGGGGAATTCACCGGTGAGCGATTGTTCCGGGATCGTCCGGGAGTTTATGCGGCGGCGGTCCGGATGGCGGCCGAAGGGCAAAGCATTTCGGCCACGGCGCGGGCGCTGGGCGTCTCCCGAAATACAGTGTGCGCCGTCCGTGAGCGGGAGGGCATTTCTGTAGAGCAGGAAAGAAAAGAACTACTGAAGGATCTGCGGAAGGCTTCCCGGCTGGGTGTCGAGAAGGTCCTCGAGCTCATGCCGGATCTCAAGTCCGCCAAGGATGCAGCGATCACGGCGGCCGTGATGCTGGACAAGATGCAGCTATTGAGCGGCGAGGCAACCGCCCGGGTGGAGCGTGTCGAGGTGCGGCCCGATCAGGTCAAGGCGTTCGTGGATTCGTTGCCGGTGATCGAAGCCGAGCTGGTCGAAGGTGAACTTGCAACCGGTGTTACCGGGGAAACATCCGAACAAAAGGCGGGCAGCCTGGCCTTGCCGGCGCCGAGCCTTGCCTCTGATTCAAGATCAGATGATGCAGCCGTGGCCAACAGTGACGGGCAGGCAGGTCGTGCCACTTGCCGAGCCAGTGAGGCCGCGGGCGTGGTCGCTGATGCCCCTGGTGCCGGTGGTAGGGGGGGAGGGGGTGCCGCTTCTGATGCGCATGCCCCAAGGGTGATTCATACCGACAAACAGAATTTTGGCCAAAGGGCCAATGTCCGCGAGTCCGTTCTTGGGGGGCGGGCCGCGGACAAACCTTCATGCAAACGCACACCGAAACCAAAGAAGGGCTCCTCGAAGAAGGAGCGGATTACGCAAAAAAAGGGGGGCTCAAAGTGCTGACGCGCACCGGAGTCAACAAGGTCGCCGAAATGCTGCGCCAGCGCCGCCAGCAGTCCCAGCAGCCGCTTCCCGATCCGGAGAGTGTCCCGGTAGCGGAACCCGAAAAAAAAGAAGAGTGGCGGCCGGGCGAAGGGGCACCGGCGCCCTCCGGTCCCGTCATGGCCACGGCGCTGCGCTCCCGCAACCTCCCGAACCGCAAACGCCTTTCCTGCACCATCCACGGCAACGAGCACGCCGTCCTGGTGCGCGACACCGGCTACTACCGCCAAGGCGAGCAGTTCGAAGTCTATCTGAATCCCTACGGCGAATGGGAAGCCAAGACCCACCGCAGTCAGCCCCGCTTCCGATGAAAGACTTCAATCAACTTGAATGGTGCTGCATGTGCCCGCGCAAGGCCGGCTTCCTCACCGACATCGGCTTCCTTTGCTCCGGCTGCTTCTACGAAACCCAACGCATCATGACCTGGCTCCTGACCAACCTCGGCTGGCGCCCCATGGACAAACACGAAAGGCACGAACATGAGCACAAAACAGCCTGACCAGCCCGTCACCCCCAAGCCCAAAGCCCCCGACGTCATCCGCGAGACCGACGGCCGCCACCAGCTCGTCGGCTACCTCGGCTGGAAAGCCATCTTCGCCCGCCTCGCCACCCGCCGCCCGTGAAAAAAATGAACCGCCGCACCCTCGAGATCGAACCCGGCACCATCGGCTACCAGCACTTCGACGCCACCGGCATGAATCGCGCCCTCAACGCCTGGGCCAAGCGCCGCGGCATCACGTGGGAGTCGCCCTTCCGCCGCCACTTCGACCTCACCCCCAAAAAGAAACCCCGTCCCAAATGAGAATTCGCACCATCAAACCCGAGTTTTGGCAGCACCCCGTCATGTCCCGGCTGCCCTACGACACCCGCATCCTCGCCCTCGGCCTCCTCAACCTCGCCGACGACGAAGGCTACTTCAGCGCCGACACCGACTACATCCGCGGCGCCGTCCTATTCCGCGAAGATTCGTCGAATGTTCGACGAATGCTCGACGAGCTTTCGCGCAGTGGTTGGATCACCCTCTGCGGCACCCCCGAACGCCCCATCGGCCAAGTCGTCAACTTCCGCAAACACCAACGCGTCGACCGTCCGCAACCCTCTCGCCTCAAGCAATATGCGCTCGACGAATCTTCGACGAACGATCGACGAGCCCTCGACGACGAATCGACGCAGGAACAGGGAAAGGAAAGTAATACCCCTATAGTCCCCAAAGGGGACGAAAACCCTGAGCCTCCGGCCGAAGAAAAACCCGAAACCCTCCTCCGAGCCATGGCGCTCTTCCGCATGCGCCCGGCCACCCCGCTCGACCGCGCCACCCGCCGCGCTTGGAAACTCGCCAGCGCCGCCGTCACCGCCACCGATCCGGCCGAATGGCTCCAGCTCGAGGCCTTCTACTCCGCCGACCTGCGCGACAAAGACGACTACCGCCGCCGCGACCTGGCCACCTTGCTCAACAACTGGTCCGGCGAAATCACCAAAGCCGTCCGCTTTTGCGAACGCATAGGCTGGCAACCCGAAAAATCCGAAAAAAAAGAAAAAGGGGCCCCGCCCGACGACCTCTGGCGTGAAGTCCTCCGCGCCCTTTACCCCGAGTCCGACCCCTCGGTCTACGCCGCCTGGGCCATGGTCCCCGACAGCCTCCGCGCCGAGATCCTTGAAGCCATCGCCCTCGCCGAAAAGGAGGCCGCATGACCCCGCGCCTCATCGCCGCCGTCCTCCTCAGTGCCATCATCGCCGGCTGCGCCGCGGCGAACTGGCGCCGCACCGCTCCCTGGAACTTCCCGCCCGCCCACGAGTGGAACGCCCCCCTCGAGACCAGCTGGCAGAACGCCGTCGACCTCTACCGCCGCCTCACCGCGCCCCCCGGCCAGATTTACGACCCCCTCATGCAGAACTACCAACCCGACCTCAGCCAACTATGACAGCCATCATCGCCGCCTACCTCCTGCTGTTCGCCGTCCTGGCCCTCATTGCCATCGTCGCATTCGACGACGACGACGACCCGCGATTCCCATGAACACTTTGCCCCTGACCCATGGTGCCGCGGGAGATCCGCGGACAGGCCGTGCGAATAGTTCACGCCACATGAAACAGGCAGGGGCACCCTCCTTATGACAAACACCACCACCAGCCACACCTACACCGTCGGCCGCAGCGAAGGCGTCATCTATCCGCCCGGTGTCGGCCCGGCGCCCACCGCCATCCAGCTCGCCGAGCTCTACGACAAAGCAGCCAAGCGCATCGAGAAACTCGAACGCGCCCTCCACCTCTGCGCCCCCCTGACCAAACGCGCCCAGCAAGCCCGCAGCGAAGCCCTCGACCCCGACCTGCAATGAGCCAAACAACTACCATCCCGCCACGATTTGCCACTGCTTCGCCGACAGCCAAGCGTTACTTCCGTTTCACCAAAAACACCCTACTGCGTCGTCCGTTGCGCCGCAAAGACAGCGGCACCACCGCCACCAACTTCCGCGGCCGCGCCCGCGTCAAACGCCTCCGCCTCCGCAAACTCCAACGCACCGCCCGCCGCCGCTCGCGCCCATGAACCCCGACGAAGAACTCCAACACCTCCGCGCCCAGCTCGAACGCTGGCGCGAGCTCGCCGCCTTCCTCGCCACGTGCCTCCGCGATTGCGGCACCATCGACAGCCACGCCTGGCATTCCCGCGGCACCGCCCTCGAATCATACGAGCGTTTGAAAACCAACGGCACCTCTGAAATCTGAAATTTCAAATCTCCAATCCCTGATCCCATGACCTCCGACCCATCCCAAATCCCCCTCTGGTCCCACGAAGCCGAAGCCTCCCTCATCAGCTCCGTCCTCAATGGC